CCTTTAGCCCCTGCGAGAAAACGGGCGCTTGATAGGTCGGCTTCCATCTGCTGGAGGTCTCCCTGTTTGTTGCGGATAGGTGGGCGGCTGATAAAGTTCTGAACCACCTTCTTCGCTGACTCAAGAGACCGCGCCTCGTCCCATCCCTGCCTTTTGATGTAGGGGCCGGTCACTATCTCATCTGTATACTTTGCCGCTGCTTTGGCTTCGGGCATTGCGTAGCCCTCCTATCAAGATACGTTAAAGGTCGGGGCACCGGTCAACTTGACGGTACACGAAAAAGTTTGAATCTCGTTGACGTTGCTGCTGATTGACGCGCTAGATACGAACCCTAGACACGTATGAGTCCCGACAGTGGATGCCGTCTTCATATACGTGAGCGTGATGGTGGTTGATGCGGTGGCGTCTATCGTGGAATCAAACCCATCAAAGATAAAGCCGCCAGCCGTGTCGCCCAAGTGCGTAGCGTTGTCGGTGATATAGTTACCTGAGAACGTGATCTCTCCCGCGTCCTTGTAGCCCTTCACAAACTCTTTCCAGTTCGCCGCGCTGCTAAAAGTCGTCGTCTCCAACACGTCTCGACTCAACCCGTCCCAAGTCATGCCAGTTACGATCCCGATGTTAGACGCTCCCAAATTGATTTGGATGGCGTCAGCCATTACACCCATACTGTACTCCCGTGTTTAGATTGGGTCTCCTACTGCACGAACCAAAACCGTATATCTTGATATGTGCCGTAGTGTTATACCGTCGGCTTGTTCCTCTGGTAATAGTGTTTCTTCAAGGTGACAGCCGCAGAACGTCCCGCTTGCTAATGTCAGCGCCTGGTGGTCTAACGCCTGCCTGACCTGCGACGCTATGTCGTCGCTGTTGGTGTAGTCGTAAGAGTGGCCCGCGCTGTCCCTCGTCCACGCTTCCACGTTGATGATAACCTGCGACCCTATGCCCGTGCTGGCGTCTGCTGTATTCCAAGGGATTTCACCAGCGCCGCCAATGATGATATACGGGTACTCTTGCCCCTGTCCTGCGTTGGTCAATATAGGCACGTCCACCGCGCTGATCGTCACGTTAGTATTGAGCGCAGCGCGTACGCCCTTACGCACTACCGCCAATGCTGAAATGGGTGCAGCCATTACGGCAGCCGCCTTCCTATTGCGTCTTCAAACTCTTTGACAAACCCAGGCTTTACCTTATCCCATGCTGGCTTTAGGTACGGATGCGCTGCCGTGCCGTTCTTTTTGATGCTCTGATATATCGCGCCTATTGCGCCGCGTGATAGTGGCGGTTTTTTGCGTTCGCCCCACTGCTTAATCTGTGTCCAGTTTGGCGTATGCGGGTCGCGCCCAAACTCAACATCGGCGGCGTACTGTAGTTTGGAACCTACCTCAGCAGCCATACCGCGCCGGAACGTCCGTATATCTACTGAGTTGACCAGTAGCCCCTCGTCAATAGTCTTGTTCTCGTTTATGTTGTCGATTGCAGCCGTCCGCACATCTACCGCCGCTGCCTGTATCGCTTCTTTTGCCCCGCGCAATACGTCGCCCTTCAAGCCCTCTATCTCACGGATAGCGCGGCCAAACTCTGTCACTCCTACCTCTATACTAATTTCGGCCATCTATTCATCCAACTCTTTGCATATTGCGGTGGTAGTTGAGTATCGCCCATGCTCTGAATGCGTCACGCTGCTTATGCGTAGATTGTGCGTCTTTTCGCTGCTGATCCATTGTACTCTCATCGCTGGCTGGAGATCGCGTCGACGCTCTCCAGTAAGCACGTACACGCCCTCTGTCTCTAGTTTATGGCCCATGATCTGTACACTTGGACTTGTGCCCTGACCATCTATATTGACCCACCACGTAGGTACGCTGCTAAGGTCTGCCCAGGTATAAGTACTGTACCCCTCATCAGCAATAGATTCACTGACCTCCTGAATTGTCACCAGAAAGGCGTAGCCCTTGCGCGGCATTAGAGAATATACCCCCCAACGCGCCAACTTCTAAGAGTCTTTTCCGTCTTGGTTGTGCTGTCTTGTATCTCAGCTGGATCGTGTCCCGATCCTCTGTCGTGGTATAGGTTGTACAGTATCTGATAAGCTGCCGTGATAAGCGGAGGCGGAACACTACTCGCAGTCGTGCCGTACCCCACTACGTAAGTGATGCGGATACTTTGCGTCTCTCTGAGGTCTGAAGGCCACGAATACCCATCATTGAGAACAACCCGACCCGGCGTGTGTGTGGTGTCAGCCCTATAGCTTGCACTGCTAAAAGTGGACTCTGAATTATCTTGGTCAAAATATACTATTGATGTAATGGATGATAGTGGCGACTTGGGCAGAAGTATCGCGCTTGTAAGCCCTGGCAGGTTCGCATCTATCGGCCAACCTGTCGCGGCCTTTAAGTCGTTCAGACTTGCACCGCCAACTGGGGCGGCGTCAAGGTCTAGTTGCCAAGTTTGGTCGATAAGCGCTCGCTCTGTTATCCGCTCAACTTCGCGCCGCGCTGCTGTGATTAGCGTGTCGATAAGCGTATCAGAGTTGGAGTCTGTGACCTGTAGATATGTTTTGGCAAGCGCCGTGGTGATGATCTCGGTTGCTGGCTCTGTTGTGATCTTCAGACCAAACGACATACGCAACTCCGTCGGGGCGAGACTGATCCCGCCCCCTGTTGTGATTGATTAAGAGGCTGCCGGTCCGTGAGTAGCATGGCCCAAGATAGCCACCGCGCCGACAATACACTGCGCTGTTGCGGTCTCTGTCATAACCAAACGACAATACCTCTTGTCGCCGTAGTAACTGATCTCATACGTCCCTGGCGTCTCACCAGCGGCGTTAAGAACTTTATCCCAACTGTCTACGGTATCAACCTTGGTAGCCGTAGCAGCATCCGAAAGCGCCGAGTCGTCGCCCTCTTGGATCGTGAAGGTAAAATAGTTGCTTGAATCAAGCGCGGTCTCAGCACCAGCGTTGATCTGGAACACGATAGACTCATACCCGTTTCTGTCGATGATCGCGCCGCTAGTTGTTGCGGTCCAATCGGTCGGTACGATAGCTACACGCACATCGATGTTATGAAGTAAGTTCCTAGCCATCTTATGGCCCCTTTTCTATGTTTAGCACGCCACCCACCTCGCAGCATATCCGCAAGGCTGGCACGCCGTCCGTGTCACTCGCCTTTAATCTCTGACGGCCCAGGACCAGCGTAGTCGGCCCCCGACTCACCGTCGGCGTCCTGCTTGTCTAGCAAGCCAAGAGCGCCCCTGTGCTGCTCTATCTGGCGTGCGTAGTCGTCTGCCATGTCCTCGACTGCGAAGAGGTTGCCGAGCAACCTTGTCAGGCTTGCCTCAATCTCTGCTCTGCGATGCTCATTAGTCATGCTGTCAAGTACCTAGTATGTCCAGTGTTGCGCCAGACTCAACGTCTAGCGCCCCGACGGAGGCGACTACAGCCCATAGCGCCCCCTGCTGCACATAAAAACCCTGTCCATGCGTTGCATCTGCCATTGTATGGCTCTCTTACTGAATAGTAAGCTTTTTAATGGCTTCAGGTAGGACCACCGCGCCGCCGGTCCTCTTGCGGATATGCCAGCGGATATTTCCACTTGATGCCTGCGTATAAGGGTCTCTAAGGACTTGCAGACCGATACGGTCTACGATCCAATACCCTTTGTTGAGATTGCCATATATTACGGCATCATTGCCCGTTGAGATTGATTCAAGGTCGTTCATCTCCACAAGCGTGGAGCCATTCAGCATCTCACCTGAGCCGCCATTGATAGCGCCACGTGGGTCAGCTGACCAGATATAATTACCATCGCTGTCTTTGAGCTTGCTTATGGCCGTGATGGTCGCCTGTGCAGCCCCGTAGATCGCGCCGTTTCGATGGCCTTGCTTTAGAGCGCCCTTGATACTCTTAATGTCGTCACCTATGATGGCCCCAGCGTTGGCGCTAGTCGTTGCGCTTATGCTGCTATTGGTGATGATACCTTCGGGCCTGGTTGGAAGCGCACCCGCGACAAATGCGGTATTTTCCGCGATAGAAAACTGCTCGGAAGCTTCCTCCTGGATGATAGACTCAAAATTAAAAGCAAAGTCATCGTCGGCCCAGTTGGAGAGGTCCACCCGTGCATTTGTCTCTTTGACGAATATTTGATCTAGTGCGTAGGTCATGTTGCCCGATTGGTCGGTGGTGCTGGCACTCTCACCGCCCCAAGTGGCCGACATTGAACCTGTACGCCTTGCAACCTGTAGCGAGTCAGTGGAGATATTCCAGATTCTCGCATATGGTCTGATCTCAGATGATAGGTTGATGTTTTTGTTTATCTCCTGCACGAACTGAGGCGGGGCAGACAATGCGCCCGCATTGGTGTCGTCAAGGACAGAGACCACCTTAACCTCTGGATTCTTGAGACCTCGAGCGTCCTTGGTCTCTGGCACAAGCGTTGTGCCTCTGTCAATACCGCTGTAGGCATCGCGCAAGAGGTCGGCGGCTTTCTCCTCACCGATCTTGCCGGTCACCAAGTCCTTGAAGATCGCACTATGTTTGGTTTCTGCTTCTACCACCTGACCATCAGACGCGCCATCTACGTCCTGTCTCTCAAGTCTGGTTTGTAGCGTAACAATCTCGCCCTGCGCGGCTTTAATTTCCGCCCTAGCTTCAGCGGCGTCGGCTTCGGCCTTGTCGAGCCGCTCTTGTGTCAGGCTGTCAACCTTGCCCTGTTCATCTTTGGCCTTAGCTTCAATGTCCTGCTGTGCCTTGGTGGCTGCGGCAAGATCGCCCACGGCTTGTTTAATGTCAGAAAGCTCGCTCATCTTATCGTCCCTTGTAGTGAGTTGGTAGCGGCCTTGATGGCTGCTAGTATGTCGTCTACTATGTCGGCATCTTCTAACGTCGCCGGAACGTCAAGCGCGGTTGCGCTCTCATCAAGGCCGTCCGCCTTGGCAGCGGGCACCACGCCCACCGAAACTCTATCTAATGCGCCAACGTCTATCGCCTTATGTGTCAACTCTATCAGGTGATGCGCTGCGGTAGCGATCACGTCCCGAAAATCACCGTCTACCAGGTCAGGCAGCGACTCCAGCCGGTCAAGAATAAGGCTCGCGTCCTGTTCGTTGATCGACTTGACGCCTGTGATGGTGGCCTGTGTGTTCATTGGAAACGTAACAAGCGACCACTCGTGAACCTTTATTTCTGTCAAGTGTCGCACCTTGGCGCTGCGGTCTATCTCATACCCTACCGCATCATAACCGATTGAAAGCCCATCAATCCCGCCAAGCCTAGCGAGTGAGTGGGCTTCGTCTGCCTTGGGAATGTCGGAGTTGACGAACAACTTACCTGTAACCCGCAGCCCTTTTTTGTCTTCCTCTGCTGAGGTCGTGATCCCTATTGGGCTGTGCCAATCGTGCTGATATAGCACTTTAGCGGGGCTGTCCGTGCCTAGCCCCTTGCTGAACGCCCCAGGCTCTACAATGTCGCCGCCTAAGTCCACGTTACCGAACGTGGAAGCGTAGCCGCTTATCTCACCTGTTGCGCCGTCCAGCTTCCACTCCCCTGCTGGCCCGTTCTTTGTCTGAGTCCTGTGCATACTCGCTCCCTCGTTATGCCTTCCGCTCTGTTAGTATATCGTGCCTGGTATCTTGTCTCCGTCTGGACTGTCTATTTCTAAAATCTCAACGCCCAGCCGATCCCTGAGCCATGCGGCTTGTGTGTTGCCTCTGTTGGGAGTATAGTTTCGGGTCGGGGAACCCCTCCCTACAGCGGTTAACAGCGCACCCACTCCCCCAGCACCTCCCGACCTCCAGCGCCTCCCATCCCATACGGCCTCTGTCTCACCGAAAAGGACGCGGGCGGCCATCAGTCCTCTCTCCTTAGCATCCGCAGCGTGAACTCAAAATGGTCAGGGTCTTCTCTGGCGAAGGCTACAGGGTCTTCATACAACCACTGAACGCCCATCGAATTGACCTCCCCCGATTGGCGCGGCCCGTACCACTTCCCCGTATACGGATCACGCCACTTGTCA